CTGCTAATTATGAAAATCTAGCTAAGATTGGAGACAATAAAGTAATTCAAATTATAGATGAAATTAATGCTAAAAAGTTAGGAATTCTTACTACAATTAATGCTGCAGTAAGTGCTGGATGTTCTGTTCTTGTAGGTGATGGTACTAAAACTTCATTAGTTTTACCTGGACCAGTAACTGTAGGTGGTGTAGTGCTCGGTCCTGCTAATACACAGACAAATTATAATACAAATTATCCAGTACTATCTAATGATAAGTCATTCATTTTAACTTATGATGGATTAAATAATTATATGTCTGATGCTCCTTTTACTGGAATAACTTCTTCTACGTTAATAGAAACTAATGTGGGAACAGGTTTTTCTACAGGTT